GCCGCGCCGCTGGCATGGCGCACGGTGCGCTGCAGCAGCTGCTCAAGCTCGACCCATGCGCCGGCATGCGCGACGACGGTCTGGCCGTACAGCTCGCCCCAGTAGGCCAGCCACATCTCCTCACCGCGCCCGACCACCCAGACGGTGACGGCGAGACGATCGTGCTGCACGTCGACGCCCACCAGCGGCAGCAGCCCGCCGGCCGGTACGCTCCACTCGGCATAGGCTTCGGCGCGGGCGCGCAGCTCGTCTTCCTCGGGAAGTTCGCCCTTGTATTCCCATGGAAGTCCGAGCGTCGAATTCCAAAAAACGACCATCGCTTCCGGCCGCCCCTCGTCCATCTCGTGTTGCGCCTCGACAAACTTCCTCGCCAGATTAGGCAGGCGCGATCCGTCAAATATTGAAAGCAATTCGTTCGCGTTGAATCCGGCGACAGACGATTCGACTTCTGGCCGCCAGCCGTAAAGCGGTGGCACGGCGGCGGCGCGGCGAATGGCGAGAATGCGTTCGTCGTCGGTGATCTGCGCGCCGCAGGCTGGGCAGTGATAGCTGGCATCCTCCCAACGTGCTCGGCCATAGACATCACGCGCAGGCGCGTCGTTAGGCAGTTGCGGAATGATGACGTTTTCCCAAACCGGCACATGCTCTTCCGCGCAGTGTGGGCAGGCTATCCAGAAACGCCGCTGGTCTGAAGTGCGCATCTCTGCTTCGATGCTGCTGGCGCCTTTCGCAGTTGGCGTCCCGCCTATCAGGATCAGGTGGTCCGGGTAGGTTTTTGCGCGTTCTTCGGCCAGCTTGATCGCGTCGCCTTGACCGCGTACATCCGTCGCCGCATCGTCAGGTTCTTCGACGATAACTACCCTGGCGGATGTGGATTTCACGTCGGCCGGAGAGTTCGATCCAACCAGCTTCAGCAATCCGCCTGGAAAGCTGCGGCGAGTCATACCCTGGCCGCGTTCTCTACTGGTAAGGTCAATTTTCGCGCGCAGTACCGGCGTATTACGGATCATCGGTTCTAACTTTTCTGTGCTGAAATCCTTGGCTGACTTTTCACGAGGGAAGACTGCCACGATCACCGAGGGCTTGTGGTCGATGTGATACCCGATTGCGTTGCACACGATTCCAGCGGTGTAGCCGATCTGCGCAGGTTTTTGGTTGACGACCTTGTGAATTTTCGGGTCAGAACAGGCGGCAAGGATGCCGCGCAAGGCAGGAGTGGCTTCGAGTGAATACTCGCCAGGCAACGCTGATTCTTCGCTACTCAGCGTGCGCCGCGCTTCGCTCCATTCTCCGATACCCATGTGCGCCGGTGGTGCCATGTCGGACCAGGCCGCGCCGAAGATTCGATCGGCGGCAGCGGCCTCCCAAGCAGACGTGTCAGGAAGCGTCAGCATCGTTGTCTTGGCGCCAGTTCGCGATGCGACGCAGGTATTCATCGAAGGTTTTCGTGAGCAGTTCTTCCCTGCCGGTGCGATCTAGGCCATCGAGCAGCACGGCCAAGCGTGGCGGTTCGGCGCGAAGGTATTCGCGTGCTGACAATACGGCCAGGCGCAAGCGGCGGTCGATTTCAGCTAGCGGCGCCAACTCGCCTAGTTCCTGACGTAGTTTGAGTGCGGCACGCTGGGCTTCTGTGTATTCACGCAGGGTTTTCGCGGCGTGATAATCGATCGTAGTGGGCTTTGGCGCATCCGGCGGCGGACCTTCCGCCGGACGAGCGGCGGCGGCCGTTTTCCCAGTCGGATGAACGTTAGCTGAAATCGCTGAGCGCGCTGAATCGACATCCACCAATCCATCAGCGCCGACCATCAAGATTCCACGGGCAACCAGGTCGCCTATAGCCTGCCGGCTGACTTCAAGGCGCCGCGCAAGCTCGGCCTGGCGAACCCGTTCTCCGATCATTCCGCATGCCTCCGATCAATCGTTTTTAGACCGTGGAAAAAATCAAGATAGAAGTCGTACAGATCGCGCGAGGCATGCACGGCCGTCTGTTCTATGCGTGGATTCGTGTTCACGTTCGCGCTGCTCTCGGTGACGAGATAATAACCATCGGCCGCGCAGGACATCAGCATGATCTTGCTGTGATTCCTCGCAACAACAACTCGACAGCCATAGACATCAGCCATTTCCAACGCGCGCGCGTACTCGTCGCCATACTGATTCGGAAATATCTCACCGACGTAAAGGTCGAGCTGGTCGATTCGACCGGCATCCAACCACGACGACAACTGGTCAAGATCAGGTTTGGCCATGCACCATGTCGAGATCAATACCCTGTCCAGGTATTCGACACCGGACAGCACGTGCGTTAAGAATGAAAGACTGTCTATGTCTCCGTGTGAAATAACATGCCATGACTCCCCCGCCGAGATGCGCGCCGGAAGTATTTCGGCAAGATGTGCTTCTGACTTGGCGCGGCGGGCATGCAATCTCGCAGCACTTCGCGCAGCGCGTGCAACCGCCACATCGTCAGACACGCCGTCGGCAGCGGTGCGATGCACCGCATCAATCAGGTCTGATGGGAAGAGGTCAAGGCCGTCAAGCATATTCATCATCGCGTGACTGGACAAAAACTGCGTCGGTTCGCGCCGTGTTGGGTTTTGGCTGGGAAGGACCCGTGAAAGTTATCCACATGATCATCACCTAGCGAACCCCCTCAGCACCGAACGCAACTCGCGTGTGAAGTTGGCATCGAAGCGCTTGAGCATCACGGCTTTCACGATGTCATTAACCCGGCGGGCATTGAACATCTGGCCGATATCGATGGTGTTGAGCGCCTTGATCGGCAGTCGCGCCTTGCCGGTGCGGATGAACAGGGTGCGCCCCTTGTTACCGATGAAGGCGCCCTTGATCATCTTGTTGCCGCCGGTGCGCTTGACCTTGAAGCGCATCTGCGCCAGATCGCCGGACTTGCGCCGGCGCTTGGCCTCGGCCAGGCTGACGCTTTTCTCGACGAAGTGGATCAGGTTCATCGAGCGCCCACGGCCACGGCGCGTGGCTTCGAGCAATGCCTGGAAGCGCAGCGCCCCACCCCGCACCGATGCATAGCGCACGGCCAGGCGCTGCTTGGCCGTGTCGCGCGTGACGTTGAACTCCTGGCTGATCTTGCGCGCCATCTCAGTCTTGCCCTGATCCACGGTTTTGTTGAGCGCCCGCACCATGGCCTTGTCGCCAACCTGGCGGCCGACCTCGTTGAGCCGACGTGCCACCTCGGGGAAGTTGTTGCGGATGTTGATCGTGATCATGACGACACACCTTCAAGCACAGAAATCACCCAGTCATAAACATCGGGGTGGCACGTGTTCAATATCGCAGCGTCATGGTTACAAGCAAGCCTTTCACCATTCCACCCAAGCCAGTAGTTTCCTTTGGCTTGCACCACCTTAGATGCGAGCTTCAAAGCCAACCACTCACCATTCACCTCAATCTTGAATAGAACCCATCCGCGCGTTTCAGCAAGCACCGTTCCGCGATGAGGATCGTTTCCAAGAAAACCAGCCTTCGACATACTCGCTCCTTTGCCAAGCCTGCCAACCCGGCGCCGGGGGATGGTTAGGGGGGAAATAAATACTTCGTATTTATTCCCCCCTACCCCCCGTCGCCGACGAGGGAACAGAGGAGAAAAAACCACCAAAAAGACGCGCCAAATCCCCGGCGGTGTTCCGTTCCGTTCCGCGCTGTTCCATAGCGTTCCCGCTCACTGGAACAGTTATTCACAACCCCTTCATTCAGTCTTCCCGGAGCGAAAGTCATACGACCAGCCCCTACCTCATCACGCGCCTTTTGGTCCCCGGTTCTCGCCCGCCTATTGGCTGAAGCCGCCGGTTGATATGACGCGCGCTACAGTGCTACGGTATGCGTGCTGCTTCGTCCTTGCCCAACTTCGTCAGTCTCAGCGAGCCGCGATACTTCTCGACCAGCCGATCATCCTTCAAGCGCTGCATCACCCGATGCACCGCGCTCGTGCCGCTCATCCCGCACCGCTCCGCCCACTGGCGGAAGCCCGCGTTCGGCGCGGCCAGCATTTCGCGCA